TATGTCTACAACAGAACAACAGGAAGTAAATGTCCAAAACGATCAAGTCGTAACTAATGAGGCTTTCGTGGAAGATATCGTAAATCAGCAAGCTGGGCCTGAGAGTCCAGAGCAAATTCAAGAATCAGTACAAGAACCAGCTACTTCAATGGATTATGAAGCTGAAGCTAAGAAGTTCCAATCTATGTATGATCGGTCACAAGCTGAAAATGCAAGATTACAACAAGGAGCACAAATACTTCAGTTATTGGAGCAGAGACCTGACTTAGTACAGGCACTTGAAAGCGGTATGGCTCAACCACAAACTCAACAGCAAAACGAACCTAGTGTCGGGAAGGATGATTTTAATCCTTGGGATGCTTTCACAGATGAGAACTCTGAGTCGGGACGATATGTAAACAATAAGATAGAATCGTTAGTGAATCAGAGATTGACTTCTGCGTTATCCCAACAACAGCAACAGATACAAGCTGAGATGCAAATGCAAAACACTGTAAATGAATTGAGAGGAACATATAAGATGTCCGATGGTGACATTCAAGAGTTCTTACAATTCACTACAAAACCAAAAGAGCAAGTAGGTTTAAATAACCTAGTAAAGCTCTGGCAGATGCAAAACGGTCAATCCGTTGCTAACAACGATACAATGGAAGCGGTAAATGCGGCAAAACAAGCTCCTAGAACTGCTGGCGTTCTTCAGGGTCAACCTCAGACATCACAAAAAAATGATACTGATAAGGTCTTTGATGCCGTCATGGGAAATAGTGGCTCTTTGCGATTACCGTGACATAACAAACAAACCACAAACCAAGAGGTAATAAAATGGCAATATCATACAATACTGGCACTTTAAAGTCCAGTGATATCACAGCTTCTACTTCCTCTGCTGGTGTAGGTCAGGCTCCTGATAGGAGACGGATATTTAATTTTGGAGACAGGGTAGCAGAATTGGCCCCTGAAGAATCTCCATTCTTCGTGTATCTTTCTCAAGTAGCCAAGGCACCTACCGATGATCCAGTATTTCGTTACTTGGAAAATCGTAATAAAATCAACTTTACTGACCGTTCTCTTCTTTTGAAAGGAGCTGTTAATGGTGGTTCTGCTGTGTCCGCAGGAACGTCTTATGCGTTTACTGTTGACACTGCTGGTGGAGCCTCTGTTGACTATCTATTAAAAGGAATGGTTATCGCTGTTCAAACTGCATCTCGCACAGGGGATGTTGGAATTGGGCAAGTGGTCGTTCGTGTTGATTCAGCAGTAACACATGGTAGTAGCGAAACTTCATTTACAGGTAAGATTATTGATGTCTCAAACGCAAACGTTTCTGGGTACAATGTTCTTGCTGATAATGATGAAGCTCAGATAATCGGTACTTCCTTTGAGGAAGGTTCTGGTTCTCCTGACGTTTTCTCAACAGAGCTTGAAGATAATTATGGGTATACCCAGATTTTTAAGACAGCCGCTGAGATGACAAACACAGCGTATGCAACTCGCTATCGTGGGTACGCAGACGAGTGGAGCAGGTTATGGGCTGATAAACTACGTGAGCATAAAATTGACATTGAAAGAGCTATGCTCTTTGGTCAAAAAGCTCGTCAAGGTGGCATTCAATATTCTGAAGGAATTGTAGGTCACATCCTTAAAAATGTAAATCCAGTTGTAAATACGGATGACTTTAGCTATACTTCAGGTAGTTCATACTACCGAAGCGTTGCACAGGCAGAAATGACTTACGATAGATTGCTTAGCGATCTTGAAGTAATCTTTGATCCTGCTCGTGGTGGTGCTTCTGACAAGCTAGTCTTGTGTTCCTTACCAGTGATTACGTTTTTTAACAAGTTAGGCGATGGAAAATTCTTAGATGCTTCTATGGGTCATTCTGCTAATAATTACAGAATAGACATGACAACTAGGAATGGTGCTTTCGGTCACTCCGTAATGGTAATTGATACTATTCACGGAACACTTAACCTTGTTAAAGAGCCACTTTTCAGAGGAATTGCGGCTGGATACATGCTAATGGCTGACATGAGTCAGGTTTCTTATCGTCCTTTGATTGGAAATGGAATTAACCGTGACACACAGGTTATGACCAACGTTCAAGGTGCTGATGAGGATTTAAGAAAAGACATGATTCTAACCGAAGCTGGTTTAGAAGTAAGTCTTTCTGAGTCTCATGCTTTGTTTAACTTAGAAAACGATTAAGGAGTTAGATAATGAAAACAGCTAGTTTAAATGCAAATAGTTCAAGCTTCCAAACTGGTGAAAAGGCGTTTCAAAAAATAGACAACTCTGCGGCAGTGACAAGAACACTGACTGCGGCTGAGTCTGGAACTCTTTTCGCTGTAGATATGTCTACGGTTGACAATAACGTAGCTTTAACCTTGCCAACGGCATCTGATGCCATAGCAGGTTGTAGCTATGACTTTTGTTTTACTGTTAACTGTGACGATGATGCAGACTTTAGCATAACAACTGGAGCAAACGGAACTGATATATATGGTTACGTTGTTGCAGGTGCGGCTAATAGTACAGTAGACGATGTTGATGGACTCTCAAAAATAACCGTAGATGGTTCTGTTTCTCAGGCTATCGAAGGTTTAAGAATGACTCTTATCTGTGACGGTGTGAATTGGCATCTAAGCGGATATATTCCAGTTGCTATTGGAACAGTTGTTCTTGTTGAGTCAGCAAGTGCTTAATCCGAATATATAAGGATAACAGTTTTAGGTGCTGTAGGGGTTATCAATAAAAGGTAACCCCTAAAACCTAAAAAGGATTAACTATGAATAAGTGTATACATTGTAATAAAGAAAATAAAAACAACTGGTTTTACTGTAGGTCTTGCGGAAAGAAAGCTTCTGAAAGTAAATTTACTACTAATATGTGGATGACATCACAGATGGGAAAGAGAACAGATGTAGAGCTATCAGTACAGTCCATATCTGAAAATACAACTAAGATGAGAAAGAATTTAGGTTATGGCGGTTAAGAAGAAAGATTCAAGATTAAAAAGAGCTGGTGTAAGTGGTTTTAACAAACCAAAGCGTACACCAAGTCACCCTAAGAAAAGTCATGTAGTAGTAGCTAAAGTAGGTGACAAAATAAAGACCATACGTTTTGGTCAGCAAGGTGTTAAAGGTGCAGGTAAAAACCCTAAGTCAGCAAAAGATAAAGCAAGACGTAAATCGTATTATGCTAGACATAATGCACAAGATTCTAAGCCAAGCAAGTTAAGTGCAAGGTATTGGAGTCATAAGGTAAAATGGTAATGAATAAAAAAGTAAAAGCACCTGCTGGTTATCATTGGATGAAAGCCGGAAGTGGTTATAAGTTAATGAAGCATAGTGGTAAGTTTAAAAAACATAAAGGTGCAAGTCTTATGGCTGATTTTAAAGTTCAGATGAGGCATGCAAAACCTAAGAAGAAAAAGTAGTGGCGACAGCAAAGAAAAGAGACCCTGCCAAGTGGGCGAGAGCCAAAGCCAAAGCAAAGGCCAAAATGGGTGGAAAACACTCTGCTAGAGCTATGCAACTTGCTGTAAAATATTATAAGGATATGGGGGGAACATATTCTGGTAAAAAGTCATCTAAAAATAAGCTGTCTAAGTGGTCAAAACAAAAATGGGATTACGTTAGTAAAGATGACAAGAAGAAACCAAAAAAGAAACGTGGTCGTTATTTACCAGAAACTGTTAGAAAAAGTTTAACTAAAAGTCAGAAAGCGGCTACAAATAGAAAGAAAAGAAAGGCAACGGCATCAGGTAAGCCAAAGGCTAAATACAGCAAGGCAGTAGCAAGAAAGGTTAGGAGAGCTAAGTAATGGCAACATTTGAAGCACAAGTAGAAGGTTTAACAAGTATAGCAATAGAAAGCAGTGGAACTGCACCTACACAATCAGAACTTTCTCAGTTCCTAACAGATGGTGCTAAAGAGATTCTAAATACATTACCAAGATCAAAACAGTCCTTGTTTACAACTTCCAACGATTTAAATACTAGTAGTTCAAGTCTTACTCTTTTGGGCTCTGAGATATTCAGCGTAACCAGAGATGATGGTACAATCAATCAGCCTTGCAGAAGAGTACCTGCTGAGTTAAATGGACGTATTAGAGATGCTGATGATATGATGGCGGCTACCGTTACAGACCCTGCTTACTACGTTACAAATAATATTTTAGTTGTTGTTCCTTCGCCTACCAATGCTCAGAACGCTCATGTGCATACATTGAATTATCCTACGGTTGCTTTTGGTGATAGTGCTATCGCTAAGTTTCCAGATGATGCTGAGTACCTCGTTCCTATTTATGGTGCAATCAAATCATTGCAAAATGCTATTGAAACAATAAGAGCTCTATCTAATACTCAATTTGATAGTGCAGTCACACAAAATGCGGCTGAAGATACAGAACTGGCATCTTCCCATATAAATGCTGGTAATGCATACTTAAGTGAAATAATTTCTATGGAAAAACAACAAGCTAAATTACAAACAGATTATGATAAGGGGATACAGGCGTTGAAATAATGGCAATACATTCTTTAACAGTAAAACAGATTATTAGTAGGGTCAGGCAGGTTTTTCCTGATGCTCCAGAAACATATATTATGTCTTTAATTAATGATGCTATTAATGAGCTTGGACAATACTCTCAAAAGTCAATGTCTGCAAAAATTAACATAGTAGCAAATCAAACGTTTTATGATTTGTCTGACAGTGCTACAGATTCATCTAGTAACGCTATGGGCATTAACAAGGTTCATAGGGTAGACGTAATGGATAATGATGGTGACTACATAAGAGTTCCAAGGGTGTTAGATGGCGAACCACTTATGTTTGATATTGCTTCAGAGTCTGCAATAGAGGAGCCTTCATAATGGCAAGTAATATAAAGTATCCAGAAGATAAGGTTTTATATTTTATTAGAGGGGATCATCTAGGTTTAATTACGACATTCTCTTCAACGGGAGAGTCAAGAACAGAGAGAAAGGCTTATCAGGCGTTTGATCATTCTGTTACAAATGGTTTACTTGTCCATTACTACGGGAACCCTAATAAGGTTACAGCAATAACAGATACACCAGATGTTGATAACTTATATCATTCTGCGATTGTAGATTATGTAAAGAAGTGTTTGTATATGGATCGTGCGGGTAGGACATCCGATGGTAACAGGGCACAAGTAGCAATGAACTTAATGATGAGACATGAAAGAAAATTTGATATGGCCATTAAGAAATATGGCACAAAGAAAAGAAGTAAGACTGGAGGAACCAGAGCAGTAGTTCCAGCTAGTTTTACATAATATTATTGATTGATTATTTGTCTTGATCTAGGTTAAGTTTCACGACATATAATTTAACTATATGAATGCTTAAAAGCGGTGGTGGTGGAAATATAGAGTAGATTATGGCAAACCAATTCACTACAAAAGAAGTACTAAACAAGGTACTACTAGATTCTTCAGGCAACTCCGTAGCCGCAAATTCTCACACATCTCAAGAAGCACTAAACGCTGTACTTGATACTTCTAATAACAGACTTAATGTATCCCTTGGTGGTAGCAATACTATCTCAGGTGATGTAACTATTACAGGCGATTTAACTGTACAGGGTAGTGCTACTAATACATTCGATGAACAGATACAAGGGATAGTTCAAATATTAGGTTCTACTGGAACAGGTGCTACACCAGCAGGAACCTTACAATTAACAACTTCTGAAACAACTATAGTTGATAATGACCAACTTGGAAGGATAGAGTTTTTAGCCGCTAGCGAGGCAGATGGAAGCGACTCTCAGTTGGTAGGAGCTTCAATAGCTGGTGAAGCTGAGGCTACTTTTGCGGCTGACAATAATTCTACTGCTTTAGTTTTTTCTACAAACACATCAGCGGCCGCTACTGAGCGTATGAGAATAGACAGTTCAGGCAATGTTGGTATTGGAACTGTAAGTCCCTATAGCCCTCTTCATGTCAAAAGTTCAGCAGAAGGTAGTGTAGGTGGTTTAGAAGCAACAGATGGAACTTTTATTCCTCAAGTTGTCATTGAGGGAAGTGGTACAACAGCCGCTAAAATGAGTCCTACATTAGCTTTATTTAATAGTTCAACTGGTGCTGATGGGGATACACTTGGAAGTATTATGTTTATTGGTGGAGATGACAGCAATCAACCTCCATCTACGATAGCGGAAGGAAGTGTATATGCTGGAATACTTGCTAAGATTACAGATGAGACAAATTCTTCTAATGATGGAGAGTTACATTTCTTGGCAACTAAAGGTAATGATAATACAAATACAGCAATGTCTATTGTGGGAAGCAAGGTAGGTATTGGAGTTACGCCTGTAGGAACTTTAGATGTAAATATCAGCACAGATGCAAGAGGTTCGTTTACTGATACTATAGGAGAAATTGGTTCTGGTGTTTTTGCATTGCAAGTTATTAATGCCGCTGGAAGTGCTTTAAAACCAATGGGAATTAGAGCTGAAGATATAAGGCTTGTAACAGGTAGTGCTATAAGACTTAAACTTGAGGACAACTCCAGAATCTCACTAAGTAATAATGATGCTGGTTCTGGTAATACAATTTTTGGCGAGTTAGCTGGTAACAGCATACAATCTGGTGGTAATAATAATGTCATCATAGGAGACGATGCTGGTTTAGATTTAACCACAGCAGATGAAAATGTTTTAGTTGGAAAAAGTGCTGGAGCAAACTTAACAACCTCAGATGATAATGTAGCGATTGGAGCATCTGCTTTAGCAACTGAAGTTGATGGTACAAGAAATGTTGCAGTGGGTTATCAATCTTTAACAGCTCAAGATGGTTCATCTTCTACATATAATACAGCATTAGGATATGTAAGTGGAGATGTGGTAACCACAGGAACACAAAATACTTTAATTGGAGCTATTACAGACCCATCGGCTAATAATGGTACTAATCAAACAGTAATAGGCTACAATGCAACAGGAGTAGCAGATAATTCAGTAACACTTGGTAATGCAGATGTAACTGCTGTTTATATGGCACAAGATAGTGGTGCTACAGTTCATGCAAGGCATATGAATCTAATTGATTCAGCAGACAATTCAAGTGCTGGCTTTTTAAATTTAAAAAACGATAGAGCAAACCCAGCAGACAATGATGAAACTGGTAGAATTTATATGTATGCTGATGATGATGGTGGGAATCCAACAGAAGCAATTTTAATGATAGGAAGATTGACCGATGTATCAAATGGTAATGAGGATTCTGATTTAAGAATATACACTATGTTAAATGGTACTCAGAAAGAAACATTAACATTAAGTTCTGGAGTTGTAAACTTACCTCAAGGGCAGTTAAACTTTCCAGATAGTCAAAATGCAAGTGCAGATGCAAGAACTCTGGATGACTACGAAGAAGGCACATTTACACCAGCATTTGATAATCTTACGGAAGGAAGTGCAACATTATCTGGTAAATATACAAAAATTGGCAATTTAGTATATGTTCAAGGACAAATTACTTGGGCGGCTGATACCTCTGCTAGTGGAACTACAACATTAACAAACTTGCCTTTTACAGTAGCAAATGACATAAAGCCTCAAGGTCAAATTGAATTTTTAGATAGTGGAGCTGCTTTGTATTTTGGATTTTGTCAAGGCTCAGTAAATACAACAACCTTAAATCTTCATAAAGCAACTACCTCTGGAGATTCGTTGGCCGTTGGTAGCGTTACAGAAGGGTCACCTTTTACTTGGGCAAATGGAGATAGGTTAGTTTTTGAAATGACTTACAGAGTTTAATTTTTAATTGGATAATTAAATGGAACAAACAAGGAGTTAAAATGGCTTTAAGCAAAGAAATAAAATATGATTATGAAGTTCGTGGTAAGTACAAATGTATTCAGCAAAGAAAAAGAACTGCTATTGTAGAAGATGGCAAAGAACTTTCATTTTCTTATCATAGAGATTCATTTATGCCAGATGCAGATATAAGTGCAGAAAGCGATGAATTAAAAGCACTTGCTGGTGCTTTGTGGACAGATGAAGTAAAGAAAGCTTACGAAGATAGCAAGAAAGAAGATTAATTAACAAACAAGGAGTCAATAATGGCTAAAAAACAAAAAGAACAGAAGCCAGTCTTGAATCTAGATGGTAAAGAATATGTAATCGAGGATATGACTGATTC